AGGTGTTGCTCTACCTGAAAAAGAGTGGTCTTGACAAATTCGGAAAGGCTCCGATAATGGGGCGAATAACGGTAAACAACACGATGGCCCAATTCAGCTGTAAGCTGTCATGTACTCCGGAGTTATGGAATCCAAGAGAAAGCCGACTGAATGGAAAGAGTAAAGAAGCCGTTGATATTAATGCGAAAATTGACCGGCTCTTGCTTTCGGTCAATTCTGCATTTGATTCACTTGTAGAACGTAAGATTGATTTTGACGCGACTGCCGTAAAAGAGCTTTTACAGGGAAGTGTAGAAACCCAGATGACTCTGTTGAAACGGCTTGATATGCATATAGAGGATATGCGCTCAAGAATCGGTATTGATGTAGCTAAAAGCTCCATGTCAACATACATTTACACCCGCAGGTATCTTGGCGAATTTATTCAAAAACGATTCAAGACAAGTGATGTCGCTTTTGGTCAGTTGAATGAGCATATCCCATGGGAGTTTCAGGATTATATACTGAAGGACAAAGGACTTGCGGTAGATACGGCAAGACATTATCTGGCAATCCTGAAGAAAATCTGCCGGATGGCATTCAAGGAAGGACATGCGGAGAAGCGTTATTTTGTGAATTTCAGACTACCCCAAGAGAACCGGAAACCACCACGGGCTTTGAGTCGTGAGGATTTTGAGAAGATCCGTGATGTCGTAATACCACCGGAAAGAATCACTCATAATATAGCCAGGGATTTGTTTCTCTTTGCCTGTTATACAGGAGTTCCGTATGCGGATGCAGTTTCAATCACTAGAGATAATATATACAAGGATGATAAGGGTGATTTGTGGTTAAAGTACTTGAGAAAGAAGAATGAATATCTGGCCCGCGTCAAATTGCTGCCGGAGGCTATCTCTCTTATAGAAAAATATCGTTCGGATGACAGGAAAGAACTTTTCCCGATGATACACCATCCCAATATGAGACGACACATGAAAGGTTTACGGGATCTGGCTGGCATAAGCTGTGATTTGGTCTATCATATGGGAAGACATACCTTCGGAAGTCTGATAACCCTTGAGGCTGGTGTTCCTATTGAAACAATCAGCAAAATGCTTGGTCATACCAATCTGACAACTACCCAGCTTTATGCAAGGGTAACTCCTAAAAAACTTTTCGAGGATATGGATAAATTCATTGAGGCAACGAGTGATATGAAACTGGTATTATAAATCAAGAATGAAAAAATCATGAGAAGTACATATAAGCAACTGTATTATATAAACCGCAGTAAAGTCAAATCTGACGGGACTACATCAATCATGTGTCGTATTACAATAGACGGAAAAGCTGTTGTATTATCGACGGGGTTGTATTGCCAGCCGGAAGAGTGGAACAGCAAGAAAGGGGAAGTCAAGAACAACAGACTGAACGGGATGCTTTGCGAGTATAAAAAACGAATAGATGAAACTTATGCTGAACTGTTGAAAGTAAACGGTATCATCAGTGCAGAGCTGCTGAAAACAGCCATGACCGGAGCAGTCGACATCCCGAAATACATATTACAGGCAGGAGAGGTGGAACGGGAAAATCTGAAAATCCGTTCCATTCAAATAGATTCAACCTCCAGTTACAGGCAATCAAAAATGTATCATTACTATCTGGGGGAATACATCCGTTCCCTGGGCAAGGAGGACATGCTTTTTACAGATATTACCGAAGAGTTTGGCACCAATTTCATTTTGTATCTGAAAACAAATTACCCTCATAAGCCATCATACCGTAACCATTGTCTTTGCTGGCTGAAACGTCTGGTTTATCTTGCCGTGGATAAAGGAATTTTGAGATATAATCCTTTGGATGATATAAAATATGAAAAGAAGGCACCTACAAAGCTCATGTATATAAGCAAGAATCAACTTCAGGAGATAATGAGCCATCCAAAACCGGATCCACTACAGGAACTTGCAAGAAGAACCTTTATATTTTCATGTTTTTGCGGTTTGGCTTACGTAGATGTACGCAATCTCTATCCGCATCATATAGGTACAACTGCAGAAGGACGGAAATATATCAGAACATACCGCAAGAAAACAAGCGTTGAGTCATTTATACCATTGCACCCGGTAGCGGAGCAGATAATTTCCTTGTATAATACGACAGATGACAGTAAGCCCATTTTCCCGTTACCCATACGGAGTATGATTTGGTTTGAGATACATGAATTGGGATTTTCGCTTCAGTTCAAGCATAACTTGTCATACCATCAAAGCCGTCATACTTTCGGTACCTTGATGGTCTCTGCCGGAGTTCCTATGGAAAGCATCTCAAAGATGATGGGACATACAAATATCAGAACGACACAAGGATACGCAAAAGTTACAGATGATAAGATTTCGGAGGATATGGATCGGCTAATGAAAGGCAAACAGAAACAACGAAGCAATACTAGATAGTAGTCTTTTTCCTGTGGTCTTCTATGGGAAAACTCAATGATATATAATAAAATTATGAAACTTAATAAATATCTTATAATAATCAGTGTCTCTCAGAGATGTAGTTAAAATAAAGTGAGAACTTAATTCGAAATAGAAAATAAATCAAATACAAAGCAATATTTTATTAGTTTTAGTACCATATTATATTGCAAAGAGTTATATTTACAATAAAAATATTTGTTTTACTTTATTATGAAGGAAAATATGAAAGTCATTTCTATCATTAACTACAAGGGAGGAGTTGGAAAAACAACTCTTACAGCCAATTTGGCTGGAGAATTAGCATATAGAGGGAAGAAAGTACTTATGATTGATTTAGATCCACAGGCAAGTCTAACCTTCTCATTTATTAAACCAGAGGAATGGAAAGAACATATCGCATCAACACAAACTATTAAAAACTGGTTTAATACAAAAAAGAAAGAGGTAGCATTTGCGGATTTGATTATAGAACCCCTCAATGCTAAATCTTATACTACTAAAGGGAAACTACATTTGATATCATCGCACTTAGAGTTGATTAATGTAGATTTGGAACTTGCCACAAAGCTAGGAGGTGCGAATTTACAACAAGCAAAAGAGAATTTTATAAAAGTTCATAGAAGACTCATAACAGGGATTAACCAAATAGATCCCAATTTATATGATTTAATATTAATTGATTGTCCTCCTAATTTCAATATAGTTACAAAAAATGCTATAGTTGCGAGTGATTATATTTTAATACCTGCCAAGCCTGATTATCTCTCTACTTTAGGTATTGATTATCTAAAAAAGAGTTTGGATAGATTGGTGAAAGAATATAATGAATATTGTGAGATAGAAGATGATGATGACGATTCATCAATCAGTAAAATCTCTCCTAAAATATTAGGTGTCATATTTACTATGGTACAGTTTTATGGAGGGGAACCGATATCTGCAATTAGGCCTTTTATATCTCAAACAAAAAAATTAGGAATACATGTTTTTGAAAATTATTTTAGAGAAAACAAAACATTATTTGCTGATGCTCCTCAGTATGGTATTCCTGTAGTTTTGGAAGGGAGAAGAGCTGATATTGTGAAAGAAATTGAAAATTTTGTCACAGAATTTGAAAGATTAATTTGATATGAAAAAAAATATATATTTATTTGAAATTGAAAGATTTATCTCATACCTAGATAAATTGAGCGATAATGACATTTACAAGCTTAATAATGGCATTGCTAAAATACAATATAATTTGGTTGATGAAAAAAAAGGAAATGATAAAGAATTGAAAGATGCTAAAATTTCAAATATTGATCCAGATGAAATTATCAATGCTTTGGAAAAATTATCTAATAGAGAGTCTGGAGAAGAATATCTAAAAAACAAATTAATTACTAGATTAGATTATGAAGCGGTAGTAAAGAAATTGGATATTCCATATAACAAAAAGGACAATATCAATAAGCTAAGAGACAAAATTATTGAGGGAACGATTGGATTTAGATTACGTTCACAAGCTATTCAAGAAAATTAAAATTTAATTCAGTCGCCCATTTCCTCGCCGTCCATAGAAGTTAGTACAGACTCTCTTGAAAGCGAAAAGGTCTGGCGGCTATGCCGTTTCGGGCAGAATCTTCCTCCTTCAGAGCGTATTCAGCCCGAAAACCTTTTCCCTTTCACGTCTGTACAATGGACGCCGACGGCAGCGGAAACAAGCGACTGACGGAAAAGTCAGAAAAAAGACAAAACAGCATATAGATTGGTTCAAATAGGACCTAATTCTATATGCTGTTATTTTATCATTCGGAAAGGCTGTTTTTTAGAAACACAAATAAAATGGGCAGGCGGCAAACTGCGCTCCCTCCAGAAAAATCTAAATCTATGTGTCCTTTGTGGAGCGTTTGGCGTGTCAGCTTCTTTTGTATCTGTACGCCTCCTTATACCCTTTCATCAGTGTCTTTTCTATGTCGGAAGCCCGGTAGAGAATCTTGCCGCCTACCTGTGTGTAAGGCAGAATACCGTTGTTTCGGTAGTCCTGCAAGGTTCTCCGGC